AAAAAGTGGGAAGAATTCCGAATCGGCCACATTATCGAATTCCGGCGGCCAAAAGGGGTATGGGAATGCCCCGCGTGCGGGGCACAAAAGGAGGAAGAGTTATAATGATCTCCCTCCAATATTCTCTATCTGCGGCCCCTGCGATTGACGCACTGGAACAGGTCGCGATCCAGAGGTTGCGCGACCACGAGCCGCCCGAAGGTTATTACCTCGCGTTCTCGGGGGGGAAAGATAGTACCGTCATCCTCGAATTGGCCCTGCGTGCGGAGGTCAAATTCGACGCCCATTACTCGCAGACCACGGTGGATCCTCCAGAGGTCCAGAAATTTATCAAAAAGTATTATCCGGGAGTGATCTGGGAAAAGCCGAAAAACTCAATGTTTCAGCTGATTGCCAAGGAAAAGATGCTCCCGACGCGGATCATCCGCTACTGTTGCCGCGCGCTGAAGGAGATGGGCGGCCGTGGACGTACTGTCGTCACGGGGGTCAGATGGGAGGAATCAGTACGCCGGCATCAACGGCAGATTCATGAAGAATCCCAACACGATCGGGGGAAATATTTTCTGCACCCGATCATCGATTGGACTACGGAAAACGTATGGGATTATATCAAAGGCCGCAACTTGCCGTATTGCTGCCTCTATGACGAGGGGAAGGAGCGGATAGGGTGCATTATGTGCCCGATGCAAGGCCCAAAAGGAATGCTCCAAGACGCAGAGCGATACCCAAAGTACCGGCGGGCATACCTCCGCGCGATCTCGAAAATGATGGACGCGCGGATAGCGGAGGGGAACAAATCGTTTCTGCACGGCGACACCCCCGAAGAGATCCTACACTGGTGGATCTGGAACCAAGATCAAGACACTCGCACAGTGCAGGCGCACCTATCAGAGGAGGAAGAGTTATAATGATCACCCCACATCCACAGACCGCGGCCGAAACAGCCGCCGCGGTTAAAGGTTACAAAATCCAAATAAAACATTTTGAGAAACGCATAGAAGAGGCGCGGGCCGCCATCGCCCGCTTAACCGCCGCGGCCCCGCCACAGAAGAGAGAGAACGCAGACGCTACCCCCGACAATGAGGGGGGCCAGCCATGACGACCTCCGGCCTATGCCCATATCTTAGGAGGATCGAGATCACAGGGCCCGACTACCGCACCAGCAGCGCCTCTGCCCGCAGGCTGTTGCGCGTCTCGTACGTGTGCGCGCTCGATCGAGTCCCGCGGGCGAGTCGCAGAGTCTGCCCGAGAAAAGGCAAGAGGAGCGAGACCTGCCCCTCTCTTTTTGAGTTTGAGTAGATTAGTCAGGGAAATCAAAAGCCAACACACGCCAATATCGCTTGTTTTTAGGATCGCGCCCGACCTTGATGCGTGTTGGATCTTGCCAGAAAAACATCTCTGACAGACAATGATCTACAGATTTTGCCTGACCCCCACACGCGCGAATATATTCGTGGGCTTTCCGCGCGGCATACCCACCATGGTCCGGGGCAATCCACATGCAGTATGGTTTTTCTCGGCCGTCGGTATAATAATTGCACCGCAGAGTGTCGGGTTTGTCGTTCTTCCCTCCCCACCGCAGGTATTCGACGGGGTCGAGGACGTTCACCCACATGTCGTGTTCTTGAGAAGACAGCACCGCGCCGTCGAAGGATTTGTCGGAATGTTTCAGCGCCGGTTTTGGAAATTCCGTCCCACACCGCGGACACACACGCACTCCCGCCGCGACGATCTCGTTACACCACCCGCATTCTTTAGAAGGCGCTTCTCCAGTGCCGTCTTTTTTAGATGCCGGTTTTGGGGATACCGAGTCTATCGGGCCGTGCATCATAACGTTCCCCCCAAAATCGAGCAACAGACAGTTCTCTTTCCCGGGGCACGGACGCATACCGCGCCCGACGATCTGGACGTATTTCCCGGTACTTTTGGTGGCAGTGAGTAGAGCAATTAGATCGCAACACGGCGCGTTAAAACCAGTCGAAAAGACCTCTACATTTACAAGGCATTTTAGGCGTTGATTTTTAAAGGCGTCAATAATCTGGTCTCGTTCCGCGGTAGGCGTCTCGCCGGTCACAAGCGCGCAATCGATATTGTGCGATTCAAACACTTCTAAAATGTGCCGGGCATGTTTGACGCCCGATGCAAAAATCAGCCACGAGTTTCGGTCTTCGCCTTGCTCGATAATTTCATAGACCGCGTCCCGTACTACCCAATAGTCGTTCGCAGCGGTTTCGAGCTCGTTTGACGCATATTCCCCCATTCGAGTATGTACTCCTGAGAGATCTATTTTGTGCCGCCCCCCTCGACTCACAACGGGCAAGAGAAACCCCTCCTCTATGAGTTTTAACAAGTCGGTATCGTAAGCGATACCATCAAAAAGCGCGTCGTCGCCTTCATACAGCAACCCCGAATCCAGCCGGTATGGGGTGGCGGTCAGCCCGACCACCACCAGGTTCGGATTTGCGACCCGCAGATCTGCCAGGAATTTACCGTATCGGGTTTCTGTACTCCGGGGGATCAGGTGCGCTTCGTCAACTATAGCAACATCTATTTTTTCGAGGTCAAAAGCATGTTTATATATACTCTGTATCCCCGCAAACAGAATTGGAGGTCTAATCTCTTTTCGGTTCAGGCCTGCGCTGTATACCCCCGTATGCGCGTCGGGCCACTGTTGCAGCAGTTCAGCCTCGTTCTGTACAATTAGCTCGCGTTTGTGCGTCAAAATACAGACGCGCACACCCGGCCACCGGGTACAAGTTTGCTTTATAAATTCCGCGATTACAAGGCTTTTCCCGCTGCCTGTAGGCATACAAATCAACGGATTTATACCCTGGCCTTCAGACCAAAAATCATATAAAGCCTGGATGGCCTCTTCCTGGTATGGCCTAAGTGTATGAGGCATCCGGTTACCTCGGGGAAGAGTTCTGCCAGTTCTGAGACGTTTTCTGAGTCATTTTTCTCGCCAAAAAAAAAAGAATAATTATTCCCACGGCATAGGCGCAGGTTTTTCCGGTATGTTTTGTACGAGAGCCGCCGCTGAGGGTATCGGGAGTGTGCCGCCGCCGTTGATTGATTTATAGCCGCGCACAGAGTTGCTCTCGCCATAATAGGCGCTCGCAGGAGAGATTTTCACAGCCACGAGCAACGGTTTGTTATGGATCTCCAGGGTATCTTTCAGGACCCCAACCCCAACCGCGCGACACAGCGAACTCAGGTTCTGTTCAGCGATCCGGACGGTGATTTCGTCCTTTTCAGACGAACCTTCCCGCCACAGGTTCATGTTTTCAAAGATTTTCCGCCCTTTGTATTTCCCGTCAAGCACTTCAAACGTGAGTTTAAGATATTTGTTATTCGGGTTATCTTTCGTTTCCCTGATCTCGCTCGAAGAGACCGCCATCTTGTATTCGCCTACAGGGAGGACCGAATATTCAGAATCTGCGGGATCCACGTCGTTCGCGTTAAAATTTACAATCACCATTTTTTATTCATCTCCATTTGGTTTTAGTCCTAAATGCTTTTCGAATTCCTGCCACGAGAGAGGGATCTCCTCTGGCATGCTGTACCTATTTTTTGCGGTGTATGCGGGGTTACTTTTTGTCAATAATACTCGCTCGTCCGCAGTTGTGGCCAGATTACGTTCTCCATCCTGGACGGTATACGTTTTAACCATACAAAAACCGACCATATCTGGCCACTCTGTGGCCTTTGCCTTCTCGGTTTTGTAGAGGTGCAGTTCATGCGCGTCAAACGCGGGGAGGATCGGGTCTTCGACCTTGACAACCTGACTGTGTGCGATGAGTATGATCATCATGCCGCGGCGATCGCGGAGACAGTCTAAAGCCGTCCAAAACGTAGACCAAATCCGGGTGCGCTCTGCGTATCCTTTGCCATATGCGGGAGAGCTGATACTGGAATATCCTCCCGCCAAACACACCTGATCTGTTATCAGGGATTCCAGGACATCAAGCGAATCGACGATAAGCGTCTGATAGCCGTGGTCCTGCTCGATCAGCGCCCGGATATGATCCAGAACGTCCGCATAGGTTTTTGGCTCCTGCGCCATTTTCGGAGCGCACAGACCGCGACCGCCTTCCAGGTCAAGAAGATACGCATTTGGCGCCCCGCAAGCAAATGTAGTTTTCCCAACTCCTTCCCGTCCGTGGAGCAACATCCGGGGCGGTTTAGGGGGACAGGTAACCTGTGAACCCAAATCTATCGCCAATTACAGCACCTCTGTGATCAAAACCACCGAGAACGAAAACACGGCAAGAAACACGATCAAAAACCACAACGCCACATCTGCGGACATCGCGCCGTTGTCGTCGCCGCCGCCGTGGGTTAGAAGCCACCCGTAACAATCAAGCCGCGCATCTGTGAAATCGGCGTTTTTGATTTTTGCCTTCTCCAAATAGGCCCCCCGCAGATCCGTAAACGTTAATACGGCGCCAGAGAGGTCAGTCTCATCAAGTAGCGCCCTCCGAAGGTTAGCCCCGGTAAGGTCCGCACCGGTAAGGTCCGCTCTCTGGAGATATGCCCTGGAAAGGTCCGCACTCGGTAAGCTTGAATACATAATTTTGGCTTCGGAAAGCAAGGCTTTCGAGAGATCCGCGTCTGTGAGGTCCGCACCACGGAGATCCGCACGATATAGCAGCGCGTCTCTGAGGCAAGTTCCTGAAAGATCCGCGCAGCGAAGATCTGCGAATGAGAGGTTAGCTCGGGGGAAGCTATGGTCTGACAGATCTTCGCAAGATAGATAAGCGCGTTCGCCTCCCTCTTCGTGATTCAGCCATTTTCGATGTCTGTCGAGGATGGCGGCAATACCTGCCCGTTCGCATACCGCACAATCGTTTTGTCCTATGTAGCTTTTATCCATTTTTCACTCCTTTTTACAGCGAGATTCGATCCCTCGCATAATTACCTATGGATCTCAAGGACATATATAACTTTCGTGATACCGCTATCTAACAACCTATATATATCCGTAGATCAAATACATGAAAATATGCTATCCTTAGAAGAAATCCAAAGACAACTACAAGATCGAAACCTGGTAATGGTCGCAAAGGAAACCGGGCTGTCGCATATGACGGTTTGGGTTGTAAAGGCCGCAAAAAAAGATAACTTCTCGTACAGGACAATTAAAAGATTGTCCGATTATTTGGAAGGGCGGTGATGAGTATGGAAAGTAAGCGGTGTAGCAAGTGCGGACAGGATAAACCGATTAGTGAATTCAGCAAGAACAAATCAAAGAAAGACGGTTTACAGGATTGGTGTAAAACATGTCTTAATGAAGGTAATAAAAGATACTATGAAGATCACAAAGACGATCACGTAAAACGTGTCAAAAACTATAGACGTTGTGTGAAAAACCCAACCTGCCCGGCTGTTGGAGGAAATGGCGCTAAATTCGTTGTTTTGACCTGTCCGATTTGTGGGATCCAGTTCCGAAAGCGACAAGCAAGGGTTGATTACAATTATCAAAAATATGGGCAAACACACAATTATTGTTCGCGGGCCTGTCATCAGGAATCCCGCCGAAAATCACACGAAACCGAGTACTCGAAGAAAATAAAACAACTCAGAAAAACACATGGAGTATAAATGCCCGGTACATACGACGCCGCAAAGCGCTATGTGTCTGTTCTCGGATGGGCGTTGGTGCCGATACCGCCGGGTACAAAGGGTCCAAATCAGCCTGGGTGGAACCTGCCAGAGAACCTCGTCTCGACAGAAGAAGCGTGCGAATTCTGGAAAAAAAAACCACAATATAACGTTGGGGTGCAACTCGAAGAGTCCGGAATAGTGGCCTTAGACATCGACAACGTCGAGTATACGGAACTGCTGTTCGCAGAGTTCGGACTGGACTATGAAACGATTCTGGACGGCGCGCCGCGCACCGTAGGAAAGCCCGGTCACGACAAGGCGTTTTTTCGAGCGCCTGACAACGAACAGCTAAAAACCCACAAACTGTCCTGGCCGAACAAGACCGACCCAAAAAAAACAGAGACTGTAATCGAGTTCCGAGCGGGACCCGTACAAGACGTACTCCCGCCGTCCGTACACCCAGACACAAAAGAAGAATATACATGGAGAGTAGCGCCTGTCAACATACCGGCTCTCCCAGCGCCCATTTTAGAAATCTGGATGAACTGGGACCGATATAAATCTCAGTTGAGGAACGCATGTCCATGGGCAAAAAAGCAAATGCCGCCACCAGCGCCGAAACCCCGACGAGCAAAAAAAGAAGAAAAAGGCGTGATCCAAAAATATAACGAAAAGAACGACGTAGAGCAAATATTATCCCGACACGGATATATAAGGGCCTCAAATAATAGATACTTGTCCCCGTATTCGGAATCAGGATTACCAGGAGTAATAATATTCCCGGAGGGTAGAGTATATTCCCACCACGCATCTGAACCGTTCGATACAGAACACAGCCTCGACGCGTTTGATTTGTTCTGCGAACTGGAACACAACGGCAATCTGCGGTCCGCGCTCCGCGCAGCGCATTTAGAATTCGATGCGCCGCCCTCAGTTGTTGAAATTGATCTCAAACCGACAGCCGCCCCAAAAAAAGAAAGACCAGAATTGCCGGATTATTTGGTACAGGTGCCAGGGATACTGTCGGAAGTTGTAGATTACTACAACTCCACCGCGCCCAAAGAACAGCCTCAATTTGCAGTTACGGCCGCGCTTGCTGTTGGATCTGTTTTTATGGGCCGCCGGTTTGTCTCCGACCAAAACAATTTTTCCAGCCTATATTTTGTCAACGTCGGAAAGTCGTCGGCGGGGAAAGAGCACGCAAAAACGGTAATCGAAGCCGTTCTTGGCGAGTGTGGCGCGGAACATCTGATCGGCCCCGCCGGGTATACGTCCGGAGGGGGAGTACTTTCCGCGCTCATCGATCAGCCGTGCCACGTCTCGATCATCGACGAGTTAGGTAAAGTGCTCGAATCGTCCACCAAATCAAAAAACGCAAACAAAATGGACGCGCAGACCATGCTTATGGAGGCGTTCGGTCGACTTGATGGGACGCTAAGAGCACAGGGATACTCGACAATGACCATGACCGACAAACAAAAAGAGAGCCTCGGGATCAAACGCGTGGTCCACCCCGCTTTAACGGTAATGTCTATGACCACTCCAGAGACCCTATACAGGTCCATTAGCGTCTCGGCGATCACGTCAGGGTTTATACCTCGTTTTATTATTGTTGAGTCAAGTACGGGGCGCCAGGTGAGCAGGAGAAGGGGGCGGGCACCAAGGCTGAGTGAGAAACTGAAAAAATGGGCGCACGGATGTATCACCGCGCACGCGGACGACGGGAATTTGTCTGAAGGCTTCGGGCCGGAGACTCCCCCAAGTCCAATCCTAATCCCGTTCGAGGAAGACGCTCTTGATCTCCTGGACGAATATGAAGCCCAATTAATAAAACGGCAAAATGCCCTCGATACATTTGGAATTGCTCCATTATTAGGCCGTACACGCGAGATTGCACACAGGGTGGCACTTATTGTCGCAATTTCTAACCAACATTCATGTATATATATAGAAGATGTGAAATACGCCATCCAATTTGTCGATTATTATGCCGATCAAACGGTCGAAAAAGTAAAAACAAGGGTTGCAGGGAGCGATTTCGAACAGATCTGCAAAGAGGTGTTAGATCTGATCAAAAATGGAGGTGACCGCGGCGCGACGCATTATGAGATCGTACACGGCTGCGCGCTATACCGAGCTGCGGAACCACGTGTTCGAGATGCCGTAATGAGCGTTCTGCCTGAGGATTACGACGTTGGGTTTGCCACAATCCAAAACCCTGCTGGAGGGAGGCCAAGACAAGCGTATATTCAAAAAACAAGCGAAAATTGAGTTTTAT